GCTTCAAATGCTGGTGGCATCTCACCAGACTTTCAACCTTCGCCGTATCGCATGGGCAATACTCTAATGGCACGTGTTCGCGGTTTACTTGCGGATCACTTAGCGCCGGGCGGTCAAGTAGGATAATGTCAGCAATCTCTACCCTACGAGGAACAATCGCTACCGCGCTAGCTGATGATACGGCGTGGCAGGTGTTTTCCTTCCCACCTGCCACACCGCTTGCTAATAGCATCGTGGTGCAACCTGATGATCCTTACATTGAGCCAAGCAACGACCATTACAAAACCATTAAGCCTAAGGTTAACTTTAAATTAATAGTGCTAACCCCTATGTTTGATAACCAAGGCAACCTAATTAACATTGAAGATTATTATCTAAATATCGTAAACAAGCTGGAAGCATCGTCAATTGTGTATTCCATTGGCACTTTCAGCGCACCGGCGGTCTTAACCGGAACAGCAGGCGATCTGCTATCCGGGGAAGTATCAATCAGCGTACTATCCGATTGGAGCTAAAACATGGCTGATATAGACAAAGAACGCGAGGCTTTTCTTGCCAAAATCGGCCAGGTTGAGCCAAGCGAAAAAGCACCAAAACCAACAACTAAGAAAGATGAGGAATAAGCTAACATGGCTGTATTTTTAAATAATACTGTTGGCCTGAAGATTAACGCTGTTGATCTAAGTGACCACGTAACTTCGGTTACTCTCAACTATGCTGCTGATGAACTTGAAGTCACAGCTATGGGAGATACCGCACATAAGTTTGTCAAGGGTCTAGAATCAGGCTCACTAACTGTTTCATTCCTAAATGACACAGCAACATCAAACGTACTACAGACACTAAATGCCGCATTCGGCACAACTGTTGCTGTAAAGATGGTACAAGCGAAAGTTCCAGTAGTATCGGCAACTAATCCGCTTTACACCTTTGATATTCTAGTCAACAACCTAACACCTATTAACGGCGCGGTTGGCGATATGGCAACACAGGATATTACTTTTACGCTAAACTCTGTAGTTACAAAAGCCGACACCGGCACGTTCTAATTTAACAAAGGGGCAAAAATGGCAAGAATAATAGTAACAAGGGCTGATGGAACTAAGAGCACACACTCAATAAGTCCATCTGTTGAATATGCATTTGAGCAGCAGTTTCGCAAAGGCTTTCACAAAGCTTTTCGTGAGGATGAAAAGCAAGAGCATATCTATTGGCTTGCATGGGAATGTCTACGCCGCGCAGATGCGCCTGATGTCAAACCTTTTGGCGCAGCGTTTCTAGATACTTTAGCTGCGGTAGATGTGGTGGCAGACGATTCCCCAAATGGCTAACGCGCGATTCCTTCACGTATAGGGTTGCTCAGTTGAGCATCCATACTGGAATTGCGCCTAGCGAGTTTATCAAGATGGACACAGACTTGCTAAAGGCTTTCTATGAAGTCCTAAAGCAACAGGCGAAAGAGCGAGAGAATGCCAATCGTAGTAGAAGGAATCGTAGGGCTTAGGAAAGCTTTGCGTAATTACGATACTAACCTGCTCAAAGAATTTGATACTAAAGTTAAAGCGGAACTTAAGCCGATTGTCAATGATGCTAGAAGCAAAGTGCCTACCTCAGCACCTGGCAATCTGTACAACTGGACAGACACAGGAAAAGAACGTAAAAGCCGAACAGGCCGAGCGCGAGCGTTTCCAAGTTACAATGCCAGCCTAATTAAAAAAGGTTTGACCTATTCACTAGCAAAAAATAAGCAAGATAAAACTGGCTTTGTGTCTATGTTTACTTTGTTTAATAGATCAGCAGCAGGTGCGATAATTGAAACTGCTGGCAGAGCAAACCCATCAGGATCATCGCGCAGCGAATCAAATAACCCTAATGCTGGTCGTACCTTTATTGGTGCTATGAATGATATTGGTGGCTTAAAAGATTACAAAGGACAAGGACAAAAAACAACAGGCCGATTATTGTTTGCAGCGTATTGGCGTAACCGAGGCAAAGCCCTAGATGCGATTATGAAAGCAATTGACGTTGCAAATGTCCAAGTAGGTCGGGAAATTGACAAGAGCAAGAAATTGGTGGCGTAATGGCTTCTTCAGATATTCTAATTAATATCATTGGACAATTCCAAAAAAAGGGATTTAACGATGCAGATAAAGCATTTGGCAAGTTAGAGAAAAGCGCCAAATCATTAGGCCGCGTAATAGGCGTTTCTCTAAGTGCTGCCGCTATAACTGCTTATAGTAAGAAAGCAATATCTGCTGCAAATGCAGACATCAAATCGCAAAGACTTTTAGCTGTATCACTTAACAATGTCGGCTTGGCTTACGCTAAAGTAGATGTTGAACAATTTATACAAAGATTACAAGAACAAACAGGCATTTTAGATGATGAGTTAAGACCTGCATTTGCTCAGTTAGCACAAATAACAGGATCAGTTCGCCGTTCCCAAGAGTTGCTTGGACTTGCTTTTGACGTGTCTGCTGGCTCAGGTAAAGACATTAATTCCGTTGTTGACATTTTGACTAAAGCATTTTTAGGCAATACAAAAGGTTTGAAATCTTTAAACTTAGCTTACACAGATGCCGAACTTAAGGCAATGGATTTCAATAAAGTTGTAACAATCCTATCTCAGCAGTTTGCAGGCCAAGGCGCAGCTTCAGTTGAAGGTTTTGAAGGCAAGATGAACTTGCTCAATGTTGCAGCTTCCAAGGCAACAGAAACAATTGGCGTGTCTTTAATAACTGCACTTGAGTTGTTATCAGCCGATAATTCCATTGAAACTGCTACAAAGAAAATGAAAGGTTTTGGAGATGCTATTGCCAATAATATTACGGCAACAGCATATTTGATTAGAGAATTAGGCAAGATACCTGGTGCAGGTGTTTTAGGCAATATATTTGGAGCTATTGAAAATCGTATTTCCTTCTTTTCACCTTCCAATGCCGCTAACCTGTTAAAACAAATCAAAGGCTTTCAAGGTATGGGCAACATATCTGTTAGCAAATCTAGCCAAGATACACAAAAGGCACAGATTGATGAAGCAAGGCGAGCAGAACAAGCAGCCCTAAAACGCCAAAAAGAAATCTTGGCATTGTTAAAGCAACAAACTAAACAACAAAAAGCCATGGCCGCTGCTGCCAAAAAACAGAAACAAGAAGAAGGCATACTAGCTGAAATTAATAAGCGATTTGAAATGGATCGTATACAGATTGCTGCGGCTTTAGGCGGTCAGATTAATGATGTAGAACGCCTACGCCTAGAACTAATGCAGGCCATTCTTGATGAGGATGTAAAGCGAGCCATTATTCTTGAAGGTCAATTAATCAAAGCTGAGGCTGCGGCTGCTGAGTTGGCTTTGTTGCTAGATAGCTTAGATGAAATGGTTGGAGATCCATTTGCTGATTGGCCTGCCACCATTACACGCATTAAGGAATTACTTAAGACACTTAACATTAAAATACCTATTGAAACCCTATTTGCTGAAAAAGGATTAAAACTAGATCAAGACAAAATGACAGTTACCAAACTTGAGCGCATGGATGTAACTGCCACAAATGTTTACATAAATGGTGCAAGGCCGCTTGATAAGTTTGTTAATCCATTTGTACCAGGAACTTTAGAACATGCTATAGAGGAAGGTGTAAAAGCAGATTTGGCTGAATCAGATGCAGCCGCTTTATTAGCAGAATCTGAAGCTGAAGCAGCCCTAATTGAATCTGAATTAGCGTTGCAAGAAGCAGAAAATGCAATTAGAGATGCTGAATTGGCTGCGCTTTTTGCCAGATTAGGTTTAGATTCTGAAGGAAACCCGGTAACAATAAATGTAACAGTAGAAGGCTCAGTAATAGCAGCTGAAGATCTAGCCGAAACCATTACTGACATTCAATACACTTATCAGAAAACTGGAAAGGGCTTGCTGTTTAGCAGCATAGCTATCTAATGCCAGCACCTACAGTAAGAGTGTTTGTTGACTTTGATAGCGATACCGCATTTGAAATTAACCCACTTATCTTAGATAGCCTTACTGAAGGTATCCTAGGCACTAATACGCTTGGCTCTGGCACATTACCAGTTGAGATAACAAACCTAGTAACAAAGATAAACATTCGCAGGGGTCGTAACCGCATCACATCTAAGTTTGAAGCTGGAACCGCTAACGTAGTTCTCTATGATCAGAATGGCGATTGGAATCCCACTAACCCTAATAGCGCCTACTATCCTAACCTAGTACCGCTAAGGCAAATAATCATATTTGCTACTTATGCCACCAATGATTACTTCCTGTTTTCAGGCTTCATCACCAATTACGATACTGGATTCAGGCAAGGCAATGAAGAACTAAGCACAGTTACCCTTAAATGCGTGGATGGCTTCAAACTTCTTGCAGGCTCAGCCATAGACACAGTAGCAGGCTCAGGGGTGCAGCTCTCAGGGGCTCGCGTGAATGCCATCCTAGACGAGATAGAATGGCCTATAAGCCTACGCAATGTGGATACTGGTGATTCCACCCTACAGGCAGACCCAGGAACCGCCAGAGATGCCTTAGAAGCCTTATTTACAGTAGAGCAAAGCGAGTTTGGCGGCATCTTTGTGGATGCCAATGGCAAGGTAGATTTTGTAAGCCGTAACAATTTAATCTCTAACCCAGCCTTCCCGGTCTATGAGTTTAGTGATCAAGGCGTGGACATCTCGTACACCAATGCAGTAGTAGCGTTAGACGATACTACGCTGATTAATGATGTGACTATCACACGCCTAGGCGGTACAGCTCAGAATGCCTTTGACCAAGATTCAATTGATAAGTTCTTTCTTCATTCAGGCACACGCTCAGGCATATTAGTACAGACAAATTCTGAAGCTTTAAATCAGGCTCAAGGCATCCTAGCCACACGCAAAGACCCTGAGATACGCATAGATAGCATTCAGCTAAATCTCTATGATGATGCCAACCCCAATAAGCCTTTAGCAGGCATAGACATAGAATTACTAGATGGCGTAACAGTTACTAAAACTACCCCTGGCTCATCCAGCGTGGTGCAATCTAGCTTGGTAAACGCTATTCATCACGATATAACAAAGTCATCCTGGATGACTACCCTATACACAACAGAACCGCTACTGGCAGGCTTTGTCTTAGATTCCGATATATCGGGTATACTAGACACAGACGTGCTGAGCTACTAAGGAGAACAAATGGCAGGCGCAGGATATAAGTTGTTCAATACCGGGGATGTGCTTACCGCAGCCCAGGTCAATACGTATTTGAATGAGCAAACAGTTATGGTGTTTGCAAGCTCAGCAGCTCGCACAAGCGCGCTAAGCGGTGTATTAGCTGAAGGCATGATGTCTTACCTACAAGATACTAATTCAGTAGAAGTTTATGATGGTTCAAACTGGGTATCTGTTGGATCCACAGGTGATATAACTGGCATTACAACTGGCACAGATTCAGGTTTATCAGGCGGCGTTACTAGCGGCACAGCAACTTTAAGATTAAAACTAGAGTTTGATGCAGAAACAGGCACTACATATACTTTAGTAGCAGGCAACCTTAATCAGCTAGTAACACTTAATAACGCAAGCCCAATTACTTTAACTGTACCGCCTAGCGTTTTTAGCGCGGGTGATGTAATAAACATAGCTCAGATCGGAGCAGGCCAAGTAACGTTAGCGCAAGGCGCAGGTGTAACAATAACTAGCACAGGTGCAACCTCTAGCGCGCCTAAACTTAGAGCGCAACAAAGCGCAGCTAGCATTATCTGCACCGCTTCAAATACATTTTTGGTCGTAGGAGATATTGCTTAATGAATATCTTGGGCATTATCGCCAGTTCTAAGTTAGGTATAACTCCTGGCGACTTTGAGTCTATTGCTACTACTACTGTTGGTAGCGGTGGTGCTGCTGATGTTACTTTTAGTTCTATTCCTGCAACCTTTACGCATTTGCAAATAAGAGGTATTGCACAAAGTGGAACTACTCCTCGTATTTATCTACGATATAATGGTGATACTGGCTCTAATTACACTTATCATTTTTTAGAGGGTAATGGCAGTAGTGCCTCTGCTTCGGCTGGGGCAAATCAAACCGAAAATTGGTTATTTATCAATGGATTTATAGGAGCAAATGATATTTCTCCTTTTATTGTAGACATTTTAGATTATGCAAATACTAATAAATATAAAACTATTCGTTCATTACACGGCGGCGAAGATAACTCCTCTGGCAATATAGCCTTAGCATCTGGTTTGTGGCGCGATACTTCAGCCATTAACGCAATAAGGTTATTTGCATCAAGCGGAACTTTTACTCAATACACTCAATTTGCCCTCTACGGAATACGGAGCGCATAATGCCTATAACTTATGAACCGATAGCCACGAATACGCTAGGAAGCGCAGCGGCAACAGTTACATTTTCTACCATTAGCGGCGCTTATACGGATTTAGTTTTAGTTACCAATTTGAAAACAACAACAACAAATCAAGAAGTTACAGTAAAAATTAATAATGATACAGGTAGCAATTATTCTTTAACCAATTTACGCGGTGATGGTTCTACTGCTGCTTCTTTAAGAAGGTCATCACAAACAGTAGGAAATATATCAA